AAGGCAGACGGGCCGCAGGAAACCGAATTGCACACTCGCTCACCTCCTTACCGCGACAGGGTGGCCCGCCTCACCTCCGGCGACACGATCGCCGCCTCTGACCGAAAGCCTTGCAGCAAATCGGCCTGCTGCTCTGCCACGGCCATGCCTCGCTCGATCAACAGACCGGCGAGGTCTGCCGTCAGCACGACAACCTCGCCCTTCTTGTAGGATCGAAACGAACGCAGCAGCCGCACGCGCTTCATGTAGTGGCAAGCGGGGGGGCGGGGCGTCCCTGCCCCGCCCCCCGCTTTTGTTCCTGGGGCTACTTCGTGCTCTTGGTCGCCATCGGGGCCGACTTCGCATCGACGCCACCGGCGAGCGGGGCGGCAGTCCCGCCGAGCAACTTCACGCAGAACGACGGGCCGGTGGACGCGATGCCGAACCGCTGCGTCCCGACGAAAACCGTCTGGTCGTACTCGATGGCCCGCTCGCGGCTCGCGTTGATCGTGAGCCCGTTGCTGCGATCCACGATCGTCGTCGCCTGGGCGAAGTCGCCGTAGACGCCGAGCGTACCCTCGGGGAGCGAGAGGCACTTGTAGACCGGCGAGCCGAACACGGTCAGCCGCTGCGGCTGCGTGATGTCCGAGCCGATGCCGCCAGCCGCGGCAGCGGTCAGCATACCGATGCCGGCGGGCGACATGATCCAGGCGGTGTTTACCGCGTTCGGGTTCACCTGGGCCATGAGGGCGGCCATCACCTCGGGGGTGATCTTGTCCGTCACGGTGACGCTCTTGGTGATCTGCGGCAGCAGACCCGTCACGCCAGCCGCGGAGTCGCCTTCGAGCCACGACTTGTCGATCTTCTTCGCGAAGGCATACGCGAACTTGCGGGCCACCAGTTCAGCGACCGAAACGACCGCGTCCGCGATCAGTTCGTTTGAAACCTGGGCTCGCGCGCCGATCTTCTCGACGTTGATCGTCACCCCGCGGGTGCCGATCTCGACGGGGAGAATCTCGCAGTTTTCGAGATAATACTGCGCCTCGACTTCCTCGTCGTTGTAGGGGATCGTGATCCGGTTGCTCGACACGCTCATGCGTGAGCAGACTTGCCACGCAACGCTCGAGTAGGTGAGCATCCCCATGATGCCGCGATAGAAGTCACCGGCGACCAGTTCGACGCCGCGGCCGTCATAGGTGGGCGACTTCTCGCCCATGCTGTTCGGCTCCTCGGTCGTGCCGGTGAAGTCGCCGCGGAGTTCACCGCGAGCGATGTCGCGGAGCATCCGGCCCACGCGGAAGGCGACCCGCTCGGGCATCCCGCGAACGGCGTCCCACTCCGGTTCGACCACCGCCACCTCGCGCTTCGGCACCACCAGGCCGCGCGGCTCGCACTCGCCCACGGTCGACTTCATGCGGGCAATCTTCTCGTTGATCTCGTTCCGCGCCCGCAGCTGGGCCGTGATCGCCTCGGCACGGCCGGCGATCTGGTTTTGCTCGTCCTCGATCTGCTTGGCGGCCTCGGTGCCGGCCTCGACATCGACGGCACGGAGTTCCTCGAGGCGGGTGGCGATCTGGGCGGCTTCGTCTTGCAGTTTGCGGGTGGTCACGTCCACGGTATTTCTCCTGGGAATGGAAACGACGGGGCAGATGCTACGGCCAACCGCCATACCCTTGAACGTCGTTTCGTACTCTGGCAGTAGGAACTACCGCCCGATGACATTCGCGAACCGCTTCGACTCCCATTCCACGAACGCCCGCAGGCGATCCAGGTCGGGGTATTGCGGATCGCGATGCTCGACCACCTCCACCATCCGGCGGCAGTAGCGTTCCATCTCCGCGGCGTATCGCTCCGTCTCCTGGCGAGTTGTCATGCCTGCCTGCCGTCGGGCCATCGCCCCGTGAACGTAGGCGTTCCACTCATCGAGCAGATACAGCGGCTCGCGATCCCAGTCGGCCCGCTGCTTCACCAGGTACAGATCGAATATGTCGCCGCGCTCCGCGGCTGGGATCGCAGCCGCCACCTGGCCGATCGTGACTTGCGGGTGCCGCGAAAACTGAATCGCCCGCCCGTCGAGTAGGTACAGCCCGCAGCCGCCGCACCCAGGCGACACGATGCCCGAAAGCCCATGCGTCGCTTCGTGCGCCCAGGTCACGGGACAGTCGGGGTCTTGCGGATCACGCCAGTACGTCGGGCGATCCACTCGCGACAGGACATCGGCCAGCACCGGCGGGCCGGAAACTGGGGGGTGCCGGACGGCTGGCGCGGCCCCCTGGATTAGCCCCAGGGCGGGCCAGGGGTCGGCGGGGGGTGTACGGGGAAGGGGGGAGGCCCGAAAGCCCCGTAGATCGCAAACCTGGGGGCCTGGCGGGGTGTTATCCCGATTACGGGAAAACCCTGGAAACCTCCCCCGCGGTGCGGCAGGGGAGGCTTCCAGGGCCAGGATCACCAGGCCCAGGCCGGCGAGGGTGCGAAGGTGGTACATCGCGGCCCCCTGGCCTGGTGTCTGCTTGGGTCAATCGCAGGGGCCGAGAGCCCGCCGCACGGCAGCGTCCACCGCGGCCTGCTTCGCGTTCGCATCGGCCTTCTTGGCGTGGCGGTACGCTGCGGCCGCTTGCACGGCCGAACGCTTGGCCGCGCGTGATTCGCGGTTCGCGTTCTTCCACGCATCGCGGACGCTCACCGGAGCGAAGGCGTCACCGCCCCCGCCACCGCTGACCGGCGCGCCGGTTTCGCATCGACCGTCCTCGCAGACGCCGCCGGCGGGGGTGGCCTCGCCAAACGTGATGTCCACCTTGACGTCGATCTTCGAAGGATCGACCAGCACGGAGCGAGTCTCCTCCTCGACGGCCTGCTCCTCGATCACCTGGGCCTGCCGATAGCCGCCACCGTGGCAACCACCGCCGACCCGCGGCGTCGGAGCCGCCACGCTACGCTTCGCGGGGGCCTGCGTCCGGCCGTGGCAGTCGCCCGCCTCGACGGCTCCGACAAAGCAGACTCCGGCGACGAACGCCCACGCAAACACAAGCCACTTCGAATCGTTCATGCTGTTCCTTTCTCAGTTGAAAACCTGCGTCCAGTAAGGGCGACCGTTTGCCGAATAGGCCAGACCGACGCCGATGGCCGAAGTGCTGGGGGCGAGGATGTTCTTCCGGTGGCCGGATGAATTCATCCAAGTCCGCACGACTTCCTGCGGCGACTGCTGGCCATACGCGACGTTCTCGCGGTAGCCCATTCGCGAATGGTACATGCGACCCCGCGAGGCTTGAACCTCTGACCACTGCCGCGCATCGACCATGAGCCGGTCGCTGGCCGCGAGTGGCCGCAGACCTCGGCGGGCGCGCTCTGCGTTGACCAGCCGCACGACCTCATGCTCCTGGTTATTGCCGACAACCCGACGCACGACCGGCACGCGCTCGAGGATGGGCGGCGAGGCCTGGCAGGCGGCCGGCTTGAGAACCGCCGCGGCTGGCGAAATGGAAAGCAGCGAATACGTCACCAGCACGACCGCAACCGTCGATTTCCCTTTCATGGCTTCGCGTCTCCGTAAAGGACTGCAAGGATCAACTCTTTGCAGAGGGACGCCGCTTTCGCGTGGCCCTCCTTCTCCAGCCGGTTTTTCAGGTCGATCAACTCCGTGGCCGTCCGCTTCTCGAAGTCACCGCGGGCGAACGTCGGAAACACCATCGAGCCGATCCAGATCGACAGCACGCGGTGTATGTACGGGGCGACCAGGAGCAGCACCCCCACCACCAGAATGAAAGTCTGTTGATTCAGCCACGGCATCACTGGCTCCTCGCTTTCCGTCGCCATACTTGGTCGGCACTCACGACACGCGATCGCTTCCGTCCGCAGGCTGGGCAGCGTAGGTATTGCAGCTGCGACGCGCCGGCACGGTGCGAACTCTGGCACCGCATCCTCGCGCCGCACTGGCACTCAGCGGGCGTTGACATAAAACCTCATCCGTGCGACAGCCACCGCCGCCCTGGCTGCGGCGTTGCGGATGCGGATAACCTGGCGGGCCGGCTCCTCGACCTGCGCCGCCTTCCAGGCTTCGAACGAGCGAAGGGCCACGCTGGTCTGCGGGTAGGCCGGCTGCGTGACGATCGAGCAGTCGAATAGGCCGCTCACCGATTCGATGGAGCGAATCACCTCGCCCCTCTCGTCGCGATCGTACTTCTCTTTCTTGGGGTCGACCGTCATCGCGAATGACGCGCCGGCGATGTCCCGCCTCCGTACTTGCGTGAGCAAGTCGCGGGCGAACTGGGTATCCGGCGGGTCGATCTCGAATAGCAGGCCACGCTCGTCCGATCGGAGCGTAAGGGTGCCGTTCTCGGTGCGGCCCAGCACGTGATCCATCGAATGATTGAAGTTTGCGATAACCGACAGGCTGCGCTTCGCCAGCACCTTGTCGAAGGCACCAGGAAGCAGCCGCTCCCGAAAGCCACCCAGGTCGTGACTCAGGCAGTCATAGCGGGCGCAGTAGCCGCGAAGCAGCATCTTGCCGTCGCTCCGCGTCTCGACGCCGAGCCCGTCCTCGCCCAGTTCCGCAAGGCCGCTAAACCTACGTTCCACTTCCATCGCTCTGCTCCTGTTGATTGTCCTGCGTCCCTTCGGGCATGGCTTCCGTCGGGGCCGCCGCCACGCCTGGCACGACGCCGCTCACCATCTGATTCACTTGCTGATCGGTCAGCGTCGGGAACGCCGCACCGATCACGGCCCTCGCTCCGTCTGGCGTGAGCAGCCCGCCCGACACGTTCGCCAGCACCTCGAGCAGCGAAGTCACCTGCGCCCCGTTCAGCGGCTCCTGCGGCGGCACCACCTCGCCGCCAGGCTCCTGCGTTCCCTCCGCGGGCGCGCTGGCCCTGGACAGCGGGGCCATGTTCAACTGCACGTAATACTCATCGGCCGCTTCGTCCTCGATCGGATCGTAGTCCTCGACGCGTCGAATGTCGTTCGGGCTGAGCGCGCCCAGTTGAAAGAGCGTATTGAAATACGACGCCCTGGCCGCACTGTCGCCACGCAGCAGCCCGCGGGAATCTATCTGCACGTACCACTCATCGCCGTAGGTCGAGAGCAGTTGCCGACGAATGGCCCCCTCGATTCGACGCTGCCACGGCGTAAGGGTGAACTTCTGAGCGTTGAGCGATTCCTGCTCCACGTTCGAATAGGTGCCGTGATCGAGTTGCCCGATCATGGTCGGGCCGATGCGGAAGGCCCGCGCCACCTCGGTCACGATCGCGTTTCGCAGGGCCATGTATTCCGAGCCCTCACGGCTGGCCGCTTCGATGATCTTGGCCGTCACGCCGTTTGGTAGCACGGCCGCACCGCCGACGTTCTTCGTCCCGCCGAACGTCCGTCGCCAGGTCGCTTTCAGTTTGTCCATCGCCGTCTCGGGGATGGGCTGCGACGTTTCCAGAAGCACGTTCGGGCGGGCGTTGTTTTCCCAGTAGGCGATCGCCGCCGTATCCAACTTGTGAGCCAACTCAACAGAAGTGCGGCAAAGCTCCGCTGGCACGACGCCCTTCAAGCCGTTGTCGGTCAGCCCGCGAAGGTGGTAGACCTGGTGAGCCTTGTATTCACGCTCCTGCCCATTCGGGTGCAGATACCGATAGGCCACGTTGCCGTCCTCCGTCCGCATAACGTCCATGCGAGAGGGGTGCAGCGGGCGCAACTCCGTGGCGAATCCCCGCTCACCTGGCACGACCAGGTTGTACGCGTTGCCATAGAGGGCGCAGTGGTAAACCTGTTGCTCCATCCATTCGAAATACGATTGCCACGGGTTCGGCTGGACGCAGAGCGTACGGTGGAGCGGGTGATCGGTGACTCGCTCGCGGTCGCCGTTCGGCTTGCGACGGTAAAGGTGGATCGGCATCGACGCGACCGTTTCCGACAGGAAACGAACGCAGGCGAATATCGCCGTGACGGTCATCGCATGGGTCGGGTCGGCTCCGTCGAGTAGGTCGCCATCGACCCAGCGGATCGGCGGGAGCGGGCTCGTGTCGGTGCGGAACGCACCCAGGTCACGAACCTCCCACTCCTCGGGATTGCCTTCTGCGATCATTCGGACGGCCTCCATCCCGAACACGCTACCCTGCAACCGGCCACCCTTGAACGTCTACAACTCGATCAAATCCCAGTTCGACGCCGCGATCTGAGCCGTCGACGCCAGGGCCAGGGCCATCACGCTTGCCGTGATCGGGTCGATGCGCTCGGTCGACTTCACCTTGCAGGGGGCGATGTTGCCGTTTGGGTCGCTGCGGATGGTGCAGTTCGACGCCGCCCAGTTCAGCACGGGATTATTCCCGTGTCGGATCTTCTTCTGAGCCACCAGGGTATCGAGCAGTTTCGTCGGCGCACTCATCGAGCCTATGCCCATCGAGTAGCCCACAACGTCGATCCCCGCCTGCTGCAATTTCGTGAACGTGCTGGCCGCGTTCCACCTGTCACCGGCCAGCCGACGCAGCCGGTGCCGCTCCGCGTACTCGGTGATGTATTGCTCGACCACCCCGTAGTCGCAGCGGTTCCCGTCCGTGCCGATGATCCAGCCCTCGCGAATCCATTGAAGGTACGGCACCCTGTCCTTCTGCTCCCGCTCCGCGGCGGTGTCCATAGGGATGAAGCATTTCAGATCGAAGTCATACACGCCGTTCTCGTCGGGGCCGAAGCAGAACGCCACCGCGGTCAAGTCGCGGGTGCTGGCGAGATCGAGCCCGCCGTAACACTCGCGGCCTTCCAGCGGCTCCCGCGGCGGGTCGCCGCAAGCGGCCCAGGCGTCGGGGTGGAAAAATCGAGTGTCGGCCGTTGTCCAACAATTGAGCCGGTATCTGGCCCATGAGTTGAGTTTCGCACTCTGCGACTTCGCCTCCATCGCGTCGGCCCGAAACGACTCGAGCGGGATCGTCACGCCCAGGCTCGGATTCGCCTTGAACCAGGTGGCTTCGTCCCACCAGTCATCTTCGGGGCCGGCTCCGTACAGTTTGCCGAAAAACGTCGGATTGCTTTTCGGGTTCGCTTCCACCCGCTCCGCGTCTTGCCACCACTCCCACGCCACCGACTTGCCGCGTTCGTATCCGGCCGTGCTGATCCCGATGAGCATCGGCTGCGATCGAGCAGAGCCCGCGTACCGCAACGCATCGAGCAGCCGCCGATCACGCATCGCGTGGATTTCGTCCGCGAGTACGGCATGGGCGTTGATACCTTCGGCCCGCTGCGCGTCGCTCGAAAGCACCGTATACCGCGACTTGCTCGCGTGATGCACCAGCGTATTGCGAGAGTCCACCACCTCGATCACCTTCGCGAGAGCCGGCGAGGATCGCACCATCGCCGCAGCCTCGCGGAAGATGATCCCCGCGCTCGAGCGGTCGGTCGCCACGCTGACGATCTCCGCACCAGGCTCGCCGTCTGCCACCAGGAAATACAACGCAAGGGCCGCGAGTAGCGTTGACTTGCCATTCTTCTTCGGCGTCCCGATGAACGCCGTGCGGTATCGCCGGTGGCCCTGGTCATCGACCCAGCCGAATAGCGGTTCGAGTATGTCCCGCTTCTGCCACTCCATGAGTTGCATCGGCCGGCCCGCCCACTGTCGGCCCTTGCTCATCACGCAGAAGGTTTCGATGAACTCGATCACCCTGTCCGCGCGGGCCTGGTCGAACGTGAAGCCACGCACGGCCTCCGGCCGGCGGCTACCCGTGCTTCGAGAGGAACGCCGCGAGCGGGTCATTCGCCTGTCCGTCCTGGGTGGATAGCCGCGCCCTGGCTGCGGGCGTCCCGCCGAACTCCTGGGCGATGCTCTGCAGAATCTTGTCGCACTTCGTCATGATCGTGAACGAGGCCGCGACCTGGGCATACCGCACTCGACCGTTCTCGTCCTTCATCACCATGACGTCGCCGCCGCGGGCGCATATGTCCTGGTGCCGTCGCCACTCCACCCAGGTCACGCAGTAACGCACCAGGGCGTCGACGTCGGTGTTTCCCAGGATGCCCAGGGCGCGGAGCCTGGGTACCAGGTCGTGCCACTTTTCCAGGGCATCGCCGGTCATCCACGCCGGCGGCTCGATGCCGGTCGTGATCGGCTGCGGCTCCAACGGGTTCGCAGGCCTCTTGCCTGGATTGCCCCGCAGGAGCCGCAGCCTGGTCGGTTCTTTCGGCCGTCCTCGCGTTGCCATGCAGTCGATGCTACAGCAATCGGGAGAACAAGCAAACCGGCCTACTCTGCCTTCGGCCGGCCGCGGCCGGCGGGATCACGCTCGAAAGCCTGGGCGTCCTTCCGATAGACAAACCACTGGCCTTCGATCTCGAAGGCCCGCACCTTGCCAGCCTTCGCCAGCGCACGCATCCAATCCCGCGACACGCCGGCCAGCCCCGCGGCCGTGCCAACACTCACCCACTCGCTCGGCTTGAAGCTCCTCATGCGATCACCCTCCGCTCGACGGTGCGGGGCGTCGGGTACTCGCGGACGATCTTGCCGTCGAGTTCGATACCCATCTCGGTACGGTAGCCCGCGCTCTGCTTGTGGAAGAACGCCGCCCCCGTGTCGCTGCACTTCCGATGCATCGACCTGGCCCATTCCTTATCTTCGGCCCGATGCCCAGGCCCGCTTTCGCCGCCGTAGATAACCCAGTCGATGCCCGATATGTCCAGGGCTTCGAGCGATCCCAGGGCCGGCTCGTAACTGATGAACCGCACGACGGCCGGAATGTCCCGCAGATGATCGACACGCTCGGCCACCCGCATATCCTCGACGCTGGTTCCCAGCCAAACATTGTGATACCCGCCCGATCCCCAATCCTTCGGCAGACACTCGCGGATCCGCTGCGGCCGCTTCGTGAGCATTTGCCAATCGAGCCAATCGCACTCGCGGATCGTATCCCACAGCCGCGGCCTGGTGGCGGCGGCGGTCGGGTGATCCTCGGCCCAATCCATCATCGAGCCGCAGAACACGCGGCGGCGAACGCCGTCCCGCTTCGCGGCGCGGTTCCAGGTCTGGACGTTTTGCCAGACGCCTTTCGCCACCTGGCGAGGCTTGCCGGCTCCCCATACGTCCAGGCCCAACTTGCCGCTCGCGATCTTCTCCGCGTAGCAGTTGCGGCACCCTTCCGAAACCTTCACGCAGCC